GCAAATGGGTTTAAAGCCGGTGGTAGGTTGGCAATCGCTTTGGCAAGATCAGTTGTTTTAACTTGAGATATGGCTAATTGATTGCTTAAACGATCTGCTTCAGCTGCATTGTCAGTTAATAAGGCAAATTGTAATTGAAGACGTAGTTTTTCATCTTCAGATAATTTACCTTGTAAAGCTGCAAGGATCTGTACTTTATCTATATCAAATAATGTCTGGGCTTTCTTTAATTTAGCCTGATCTTGTAATGCCTTGGTTTGTGCCTTGGTTGCCTTTAATTGAGCTGCAGCGGCAGCCTTAGCGTCCTTAGCTGCTCTTTGTGAAGCACCTTCAGCGTACTTGGCTGCACCGCCTTGATCTCCACCTCTACCAAGTTGATCTGTACCAATAGCCCGTACTGTGTCCCCAGCCTTTTCAGCCTTGGTCGTAAGTAGGTCAATGCTCTTAATAACTCCGGCAATGGTAGCCAACATAGCGGCAGCCATTAAAGCACCGCCTAATGGATTAAGCATAAACATTTCAGCAATCGCAGCGGCAACTGCGCTGTTTCTTAATGTGTTAATAGCTTTGGCAATTGTGCCTAATGCTGTAATAAAGGCAGCGACCTTAGTAATAGCAAATGAAGCAAGCATGATTGCGCCAAATACTTTTAGCAATTCAATGTTGTCTGATATTAACTTTCCAATTTTTGTTAAGGCTGCAGCGGCAGACTCACCAAAATTAATGATCTTGGTTTGTAATTGTTCAATGTCTTGTGATTTGGTTATCTGCATTAAAGCTTCTACAAGACCTGCTCCAATGCTTTCCTTGGCTTGATCTGCAGCTACTTTAATACGTGCCAGTTTTCCTGCAAATGTATTGGCAGCTGTTGAGGCTGCGCCTTTGGTAATTCCAGTGATCTCTTTTAATATGGCTGAAAAATTGCCTGAGGCTAGGGTAGCCTTGCTGATACCTAAACCAAGTGCGCCAACAGCCTTTGTATTACCCAGATAAGCCTTGCTCAATGCGTCTGCAGCTTCAGTAACGCTAATGCCTTGGCGAGCAGCAATATCCATTGCAACATTTGTTAAATTCTGGGTTGCAGCCAAACTACGTGTGGTTGTAAGCAATTGCTCATAAGCCGGAATCAATTGATTGTCGGCAACGCCGTATTGCAATTTTAATGAGTTTAGAAAGGCAAGTGAATCATTTGTGGCAAATTCAAAACCAATGGTTTGTAATGAGTTCTTAAATAGGTTTAATTGTTTTTCGTTCTCAGCAAATGCAGAAATGGCTGACTTGGCAAAGGCTGTAACTCCCACACCAATGAGTGCATGCTTGACGTTACGAGCTAATTTATCAGCTGCGTTTTCTGCCTGTGTAAAGGCTTTCTTGCCGGTGAACTGGGCGGCAATATCAATTACTATACTCATTGACTAACCTTTCTAAAATATTGTTTTTTACTGAAGGCTTCATTGGCATTATTGATAGCTGTAAATACAGCTGCATTAGCCTTGCCTTGGTCTTCAGCCCACGCTCTGAAAATCAAACGTCCCTTCATGTAACGACCTTTTTTAGTTGAACTCTCAACGTTACCTTGCTTTAGTTCACCCATTGCTTGAATAAAATCTGCACCGGCTTGTTTATTATTTGAGTGGCTTATATCGTGGTTGTTTGGATCGCCTTGACGACCAACCCATGGTTGACCACTAGGATTTTTGCGTCCTGCAGTTTCATAGATAGCACCTTCTGCTGATTTGTTAATAATAAAATAAACAGCTTTAAACCCACGTCTATTTGCTTTACGTGGGGTGGTGCTGTATTTAATGCCTTTAACAACCCTTGCTGAGTTATACAAAGGAAATTTTCTTAATCCGTTACCATTTTTTTCAGAACGTTTTCTGTAACTCCAATTGGAAAGCGGTGCGACTGCAGGCACATAACTTTGTGCCTTTTTAACCACACCGCCTAAAGCCAAACCAATTTGATCGTCTAATTGCGTGCCAAGTTCAGGGGCATAATCTTTAAGAGCTTTTTTAAACTCAATTAAACCTTTTACCTCTGTTGGCATTTTCCCTAGCCTTTGCGTCGTCATTGAGAACTGCCAAAGTAGCCTTTAACATGTCTCTATCCATATCAATAAATGTTTGGTGAGGTAATCCTGTGGTTATCGCTAACCGAGCCACTAAATAATGGAAGGAGTCCCTCGTTATCCATTTGGGTGATCGGCGTCCAAGATTTCTACTCTAGAGAGTGTATCAAGGTACTTATCACCGAAAGGCACAACAGTAACTCCATTGCGCCTTTCGGCTTCCCAAGCCAACCAATAAATTCCGGTTTGTTTTTCTTCCTCACGAAAGTATTTATGAAAGCCGGATTTCATTTCACGTTCAAATGCAAACTCGATAGCAGGGGTGATTTCATATTCATTAACGTCCCCTGAAGCCTTGGTTATCTTAAGTTTAATCATTTTAGTCCTTTGTTATGCCCATGTTCCTGTTGTAGCTGGTGCAGTTTTGCTGTTACATGTAAATGTAATATCAAAAGTCGCTATATCTGCAGGAGATGGGGCGTTAATATCGGTTAGGTTATCAACAAGAATTGTACCAGTGTAAATTGGGTTTGTTGATGAAACTGCTGAAGCGGTGTCTTGAATTGCTGAGAAAGCAACAGTTGTACCAAATGCAGCTTGTAGAGTTGCACGTACTGATCCTGCACCTGAAGCAGCGTCATTGTTCAAAAATGTTACAGTAATGGTATCAGCTGACAAACCAGTTGCATATTTGTGAGACGTATCCCCCATTGCGCTGATCTCGATTTGATCTAGTACACGATTTAATACAAATGATTGTACATATGAACTTAGGTCAACTGAGTTAACCTTAAATCCAACCTTGTTATTTAAAAAAGTTGCCATGGATTATTCCTCGTCTTTCTTGGCGATTGTTGGTTTTGGCTTGTCTTGCGGTATTTCTTGACCAATCTTTTTAAGAAAGGCAATGTCTTCGTCTGTTAGTGTCATTTTTAACTCCAAGTTGTTAAGGTGCTTATGTTTATTTGTGAAACCATCATTTCTTGAGCTTCCTGCATTACTGAAGGTGCAGATACGCTTTCAACATTGAACTTAATACTGGAAGCACTAAGTTTTAAAAACACAGCACAAACCATGTTTTCCAATGCAATTAAAGAGGCTTGGTTGTCTAACATTGGCACAATGCAAGTAATTACAAAATTTGCTTTAGCACCAACATTATATTGATTGTTACTAGGCTCAAGCATGGGATCGTTGTAGCGTAGAACAACACTATTGGCAGTAGGTGTGGCAGGGACGTAACTGAACGTATCCCACACCCCTGCATTACTTAGCGCAGTTGCAATGGAAGCTCTGAGAGTTGTAACGGCAACTGTCATTAGCCTATTAGTCCATTGGGAGCTAAGTGGTTCGCAAGCAAGCCTCGTACTTTAGCAATCAAAGTTGAACCCATTTTAAAGGGACTTGGTTGAAAATTAGGATCTAATGCTCCGCCATTTGCTGCCTGCTTTGCCTGCCAGATTTCATTGCATACCATGAGGGTAGCCAATTTAATTTCGGGAACGCTTGAGTAATCAATATGAGTTGTTGCAGTTGCAGTGCCATATGGTAAAACTAAATGCTTAACTTGTGCATTTCCGTTGCTAACTGTGTATGTCATTGAATATTCAGTTACTTCTGTAATGGTTTTAGTGCCGTTATATCTAGAACCACAATTTTCTACCACTATGGTTTCACCAACGTAAAGATTGTGAATTTCATCTGTATAAATGGTTGCTGTTGTAGTTGTTGCTTCCTGAGAAACAATGTTGTATCTATTAAACCAAAGGTAAGATTTAATTATGTTTTCGCCAGCCTGACATGTTTCTTCAACAGTTGCAGAAGAATACAAACTGCCCAATTGAAGATTTGCCCTAAGTTCTGACTCGGTGCAATATGTGGCTGCCATCTTTACCTTTCTTTAAAAGTTAAGGGGCAAAGGCTTCCAATGCCCCTTAACGCTGTTGATCTAGTTAGTTAGATCAGGATTTATTCCAGCGGCGGATACCACCCGCTAGCTTGGTCGCAATTGCATAGTAACCATAAACTGCCACCTGTAAACGTCCGTTAGAAAGTGCTTCCACTCTCAAGGTTGTCTTTGGTGCTTCGTAAAATGTGATTGCTGAAGGATTGATTAAGAACATTGAATCATCACCTGTTCCTGAACCAATAAATGGATCTACGTAGTAGTTAGTTCCTAATACTGAACCAACAACTGAAGAAGGTGAAGAAATACCTGCGTTGTTAACAGGATTTGCAGCTGCGTAAATTGGACGCTTAGTTGTATCTTGTGCGCCAAGTAGTACAGACCACCATGAGCTATTTGAAACTAGGTTAGTTGCAAAACCACCTGTTGCAGCATAAGCAGCTGCAGCTTCAGTTGCAATAAATGATTGTAGTCCGTCTGCGTCTGCAGTTGCTACAGCTGTACCGGCTGTACCAGATGTAATAAATTGTGTGAACATTGCTTCATCTGTTGCCTTAGCATATGCACGATTTAACTCACGTACAAGCTCGTCATAAAAAATTGGCGAAGATCGGTCAAGCAATTCCCAGCTAATGGTTTGTAATCCCGCTGCTTTCTTGACGTCCACTGTAATATAGCTTGAAGCCATCTCAGTACCGCCAAGTGCTTCACCCTCTGTTGAGTTTGAATCAATTGTTGGAGCAGTTGTTAACTTAGGAATTGTAAATGACATACCTGAAGTTGGAAGTGCGCCACGAGAAACTGCGTCCACTGACGGACGTACATCTAATGTATTTGTAATGAACTCAGTTAGGTGAGGTGCAAGTGTTAAACCTGTGTTTGTTGAAGTATCATCAGTTGCAAGAATTAGTTGGCGAGCTGACTCGTCTCCCATTGCAGCTTTGATATTTGCTTCTAGATATTGTCCAGAAGTCATTGGAGCAAGGCGAGGCTTAGTATAAACCGCCGCTGTTACTGTTGGGCGAGAAGCTTCAACCGCTGGGGTTTCTACTACCTCGTTCGCAACAGGTGTATCGGTTGTTGTGTTTTCCACAATTTCCTCTATTTCTGTTTTGGTTTCGGTTGAAACTGCCTCTGTATTTTCAGACGCAGCGACGCTTGTTACCTCAGCCGTTTTAAAGGCGGCTGCCTGCACAAGCGAAACTTCAATAAGACGAGCAGCACTTACGTGGTAAACGCCGTCTTTGTTTTTTCCCTTAATAACTTCAACACCAACTGAGAGACCGCTGCGTAGATTTTCGCTTGCCTCAATTAGGCTATCTGTTCCTCGTGTGGTGTTGGAGACTTTAAATTCTGCAAATATTCCTGAGTTATCCTCAGTTACATTTTTCATGCGACCAATTGGTTGCTTTGGATCATGCTCAAGTAAAAGTTTTACTTTAGTTGGATCTTCAATTTGAATTGAATTTGCTTCGAAAATTACTTTGCCTGCGCTGGTATTTCCAATTTCATCACCATAAGGTGCAATCTTTCCAGCAATTATTCTGCGAGACTCTGACGCTTCTAGGTCAGCCGAAAAGTTAATTATTTCCATTAGGGCTTAGGTCTTCCATTTCTCTAGCTTGCTCTATTGTGATTAGTTCAAGTTGTAACATTTTTTCGATAACTGCAAGTCTTTCCATTGGATCAGCACGCAAGAATCCTGAGTCAATGTCAAAACGGATTTGTTGGGTAACGGGTGAAAGATCATCCTGACTGAAACGTTTCTCAATCGCTTGGATGTAAGGAGCAAGTGTAAAAGAAACAAGCTGACGTCGGTTGTCCAAGATATTTTGGTAAACCATGCTATTGTTCATATCGCAATTTAAATAGAAAGCGTCAATGTTAAATAATCTACAAATTTGAGCTGCACTGTTCTGGAGAGCGTCCACGTACATCATATCTTTAGGAGAAAACGCTGTTGGTTGGTACTCAAGGCTTGCAGTTAAGTACGCAGTTGAACGGGTATCTCTAGCTCTGCGCCAAGCTGCTAATAATCCTGCAACTTCCTTTTCACCAAGATCTGAACCATTATTTTTTAATATTCCAGCCGGTTGTGGAGTGGATGAAGCAACAGATACAGCCTTTTCTAAATCTAAAGCTGATTTTAAAATTCTTGCACCTGAAGTAAGAATTGGATCTTTACCAATTTGAATTGTAACTAAACTTCCAATACCTGACATTGGTACTTGCTTGCCATCAACAAAGTATTGATCTACAAATGTATTATTTTTATTTAGTTCAACTGTAACTCTAGAATTTCTAATGTATTCAAAACGTGATGGACGCAGATCGTCCGCATATTGCTCTACCACTTGAAGATAGGCAACGGAATACCAGATGAGGCTGTCAACAATCCAACTAAGAGTTACATTGTTTGGCGCATTTTTTTCTAATTGATTTACCCATGGAAGATTTGGAATTTCTTCGCCTGTTGCCTTTGAGTATGTAGAAAGATCCATACCAGAAATAATTCCGCAAATAATGTTACGTGCTGCCGCAACGGATGGGATGGTAATAGCTTCTGCTCTGTCAATTGTAAATGCAGAAAGTGGAGTGTAATAATTAAATGGATCTCCCATAACTGAAGGAGCTAATTGGGCTTTAATATCTGATTTTGGTGTAATGCCTACTAAATTACTGAAAAATCCCATTGGAGTATTATATCACTTTTGTCCGTTATGTGTAGATCATTGGCACTGAGATTGGCTTAGATAACATATTGACGCACATAGCTGTTGCAATTGCAGCCGTAACGTCTCCAGCCGATTTTCTACGTATGATTCTGAAACCTGAGTCATTATATTTCGCAGCGCAGTTATTCATGCTACTTACCCACTCCGGTTGCCCACTATGGAGCAATCTAAAATTTGTAAGACTATCGGCAAGCTCTCCGCAAGCTTGATAAAAGTTTTGCCCACTAATATCAATAAGTTTGTGGTTTTGTTGTTCTAGTTTTTGAGCAATAGAAGCAGTTGCGTACCTATCGTAAGCAATTTGAGTTGGTCTGTATTTCAATGCCCAATCATGGATTGCTTGAGTCATTTTCAGCTCGTCAATAGCCACATCTGAGGTAAATGTCTCCATAATGCCTACGCCGATCTTTCCATCAACTATTTGAGCTGCAACAAGTGAGCCGGTGCGTTTAGACGGACTTACGTCAAAGGCAAAAACTGTATTAGCCCCTACTGGGAGTACCAGATCAGATTTACTACAAGCTTCTATTGAGCCAAATGTCCATGGGGATACTTGTGAGTCAATCCAAACTGAAAAGGTTTCAGTCAAGGTAGTTTCAATGCTGTTAGTAGCGATCGATTCCTCGATTGCTTCCTCAGTGATGGTATGACCAAGTGCGGGATTGCTAATAGCCCACAATTTACGATCTTGTAAGTTTTGACGAATAGAAGGCGGTGCGCTGTATTCATAAAATCCAAATGATGGACTTGGATACTCCATTGCCTTGGTTCTAAGGTCATTAAGCACTGTACTAAAAGCGTCTCCGGCGTTACTGCAGTAAAGACTCATGGCGTTTGGTCTTGCACGTGTAGTTGGCACTGCAGCTTGGAAGCCTTCGACTGATACTTCACGCAACTCATCAATGAAAAGGAAGTCGCACGATTTTCCACGTGCGCCATCCCTCGTTGCCGCCACAATCTCATAACGAGTGTTGTCAGTTAATGTAATCGATTCTTGTCCGTTGGTGTATCTAATTGCTTTAGTCTTATGAAGTAGCACGTCATTTTCTTCAATCGTATTTGCAACAGCTCTAAATACGTCAAATGCCATTGATCGGTTAGAAGACAAGCCAATAATGTTTTTGGAGTCGAAAACAAACATGTGAGCCAAAATCATGGCTTTAGCAAGTGTAGTCTTGCCGTTTTGCCTCGGACTTATTGCAAGGTTGGTACGTCTAATGAATTTTCCATTTTTATCCACACGCAACATATCTTCCATTATGCAATGCTGCCAAGGTAAGAGTTTTATGTTGATAGTTTCCAAAAACTTAATGACTTCCGGAAGTCTGGACTCACCTTTTAAAAAAGGTGTGTGAATACGGGGTTTTACAGCCCCTATAAGCGGTTTTTTAGTTGCCCCTCGTCTAGGGACATCACCCTTGGCTTGTTTGGGCTTTACAGGGCTACTCATGGCTTTTCAAAGGGACTCTCTGGCTTCGTTGCCACTGTTTCAGGGAGAGGAACGCCTGAAAAGACAGGGGGGGTAGAACCTGACCTAAAAAAAAGGGGTTTTGCACCCTTGCGTTGATTGCATTGCTTACAAGCTGCGAGCAGGTTGGATTGATCAAAGACACTACCCCCACTTACTCGGCTTTCAATATGATCCACTTGTGCATTTGATTTATCCAAGTGTGTGCCACAGTACTGACACTGCCACCCATCTCTAGCCAGTACAGCTAAGCGGGTGCGCTTCCAATGTGCAGTACCTAACGCTTTCTTACTCAATGCCATCCTTTATTCTTTAGATGTTGTAGTGCCTTACAAGCATTAGGCACACCATTTATATACCCATACCTATGGGCTATGTACTTAACGCCTAATGATACTTGCTCTATTGGATTCTTGTTTAACATGATGTCATTACGTAACTGTGGTATTCCATGATGTGAACCATTACGTGCTTTGTAATTCCAATTGCTTTCTCTTTGGTAAAGCTCATCAATGCACTTGTACTGTTTATCATTGTTTAGCAATGCTTTGGCATATAGTTTTGGTGAAACTGTAATAATGGATTTTTTTGTAGTTATAGCTTGTGCTGTATCAATCTTTCCGACTGGCATTAACATGGCTACTAGACATAGAACTGTCCCAAATACTGAAGCCAGTGAACTCGCAAGCTGCCCCCTACGGGGCTTGCGTTCAGGCTTTAAGAGCCTGTCGCAGGCGTTCAGTATAGTCGCCTTGTCAAATCGATTTACAAAACCGCAGATCAGACGGCGTGGCGTTTGTATTATTTTACATAATGTAGAACGTTTATCCATAGCCTTCACTCCACTCATGTCCACAATTATTACAGCTGTGGAAGTAGTCGTTGTTGTAGGACGTAGTTGTTGTGTTATACCCTAAGCACTCTGGGCATTGATCTTTTTGCATATTGAACAGCTCAAACCTTCCATCTTCCAAGCCCCGCATGCAGTACAGCGGACTGGTTCTTTCATGAAGTCTGTAATCTCTCTCACTCCCTTATTTTCGCACCTTTGGCACTTGGCTACCACTACCTCACTCGGTATGTCCCAGCCATCTTCGATTTCAAATATTGTGGGTTTTTTGCATTTGTTGCATTTCATTTGTACAGCTTTAGCGGTTGTCGTTTTTGTACCAGCCATTACCCTTGAATATTGCTGAGGTGGCACTCCACACTCTAGCCATGCCGGTTTGGCAACAAATAGGTGTTATGTGTGGCTCGTTCATACTAGCTTCTATTTCTCGAACAGCACCACACATTACACAGCTGTATTCATAAACAGGCATTAAGCCTTCCGTCCATAATCTATGTGGTTAATGCAGCCACATCCAGCACACTTAACTAATTCACCTTCATGAACCATGCGTGGGTCATTACATAATTCACAACAATCTCTAAAATCAACTAAAGTAAATGTAACTCTTTCATCTTGGTCAATTGTAACTTTTACCCCATCTGGAAATATTAACTCCATGTCTCCCATTTAGTTCTCCTTAGGGAAAGACCACTTGCCATTAGCTGTAAGTGTTCCCCACACAGGCTGACATTGATCTGCTTTACGCTTTTCAGTACAAACAAAGCCATAATAAGACTTACCTGCTTGGCTAGTACCTTCCTTGCGTAACATTGCTCCATGCTTGCAGTCATAGGTTGTATCAACCACAGTTGCACCCAACGCAGCTGCTACATCTTCCACCTGCCATTGCACTGGTTCTTCCTTGGATTCTGGAGCAGTCCAAGGATTGTTCTTAATGTCATTTCTCAATGCCATTTCAATGGCTGCAGATTTTGATCCACTGTTTCCATACATTGGCTTAGGTTGTATTTGGTTACCTTTTACCACCTTCGCCATTTCTTCTTGACTTGGTCTTTTTCCTTTGGTGGCGTAACCAGCATTTGCCAAGCTTCTTCCCAAGCTGCTGGTTTCCGCATTTTCCAACGCAGACGTAGCATTGACACCCTTATCTGAAACCAACTCGAAAGCGAGACCAGTGCTAAAAGGCACTTCATCCATGTATGTGCGATATATTGCAGTGCGGACAATAAAACGCTTATCACTAGCTTCAAGAAGCTGAGTATCAATACGGAAATCAGGATAGTCTCCAATAAATTTAGCAAGTCTCACCTCTACTGTTTCGTAATCGTCTAAGTTAAATCCCATAATCTATTTCGTCCAATCCTTGTGCGTACGCTTGTTGTTGTTCCAAAGTCCAAGTAGTGCCGTCATGCCAGCGTTCCAATTCTGTTCGACAGGGCTGACAATAGTGTCGATACTTAACTGACGCTTTTCTGCTTTGGCTAATGCTCGTGAAAATTGCAATGATCTGACCTTTGAGACTAACTTTGCCAAACCTGTATGAACAGTAATCACAATAGTTCTTCGTTCTGTTCAGAATTATCATGAAGCTCTGCCATTATTTTCCGATAGACGCATGCGTATCCAATGATGTCTTTAAGACTGTCGTCGTGGTTTGGAGTTTCGCTGAGACGACTGACTTTGACGAGCAACATACACATTGCGGCTTGCTCCGGACTAATGTAAGTGTCCAAGTAACCTGACCAAAGTTCTGAGATTCTTCTATGGTTTGTAGCTGCGCTTCCATAGTCTGCACCTCTCGTTGTAACAATTTGGCTAATGTCATTTAACCACTCCTCAGTTCTTTTCATAATCAAATACCTCATCTTGGACAACTCGTTTGGCTGCCTTGGCTGAAGCATATCCGTTAACCCAACCACGTTGCTTGCCTAACTTAAAACCTTGATCAAAGCCAAAGTAGAAAGTGCAATATGAAATACCAGCGGTGTAAATCAAGATACTTATAGCTGTCCAAGTACTCATGCGTTTAACCAACTTGCTTGGTATGTGGACACAATCGTCCATTGCAATACAGCTTCATCATGGGCTACTACATAATCCTCATTTACATCATCAAGGAATTGAGTAGCTAATAGGCAACTTGCGTAGTCAGGAAACCAGAAGACAACATGCTCGTTTTCTTTAGGTTCGTAACCCTCTTTGAATAATCCATCAAAACGTAGTGGATCATCATTTAACATTTTTAACCATGGAGCTGACATCTCACATAGTCTTTCAAAGTCTAACGCTGTAACTTTCATAACTTCCTTTCTTAACACCAAGCCGTTACTTGGATAAGAGAAGGATCGCAAAAACCACAGACATTTACAATGCCCGCTTTGGCGTGTTTCATAACTATTTTGTTACAGAATACCTATTGAGTCGAAATCGTCAATGTGGTCATCAATGGTTCGATTAGGCTCTTTTCCCATATACCTTACCTTCAAATATAAAGCTGCCGTCATGATTGATTGGGATGGTTATCACGCTTACACGTGCCTTATCTACGTAGGCTACTGCAAAGCCGGTCTGCCAGTTAGCGTAGCCCCTTGTATAGCTCATACCGCTGCTTGATAGGTCAACTAGATTACCTACCTCAACACCCTGTAAAACACGTCCTAAACGACCATTGTGGGCTTCTGAGACCGCCATATGACCCAGTCTATGGGTATGCCCACAAACGAGGTTCTTGCCTATCCTACGTGCGCCGTTTAGGGCAGTCTGCCCAGCATTGTTAGACATTGGGAAAGCGTCGCCATGAGCGACGTGCCAACCCTTTGCCCAGTCAAATCCGTATGGGTGAAATTTAATGTTGAGCTTGTCATATCCCATAAAACGCTCATACTTGAGTTCGGGTAAGTTAAGGAAACTTGGCAGTCTTTTCTTGATTGATCGGTAGAGTCTAATTCCATGATTGCTACCTACTACATCTGTTACGCCTAAATACTGCAATACCTCTTGGGTAAATAATCTGTCCTCATCTAGGTTGCCTACCATTTCGTCAATGGTATTGGCATTGAAGCTGCCTAGCTGTGGCATATCAATCTCATCACCAACACAAATGGTTTGATGAGGCTTCCACTTAAATAGGAAACGACCTACATTTTTTACTGCTACTTCGTTAATAAATGGTGCTTGTAAATCACTTATGAACGCAATGCGCTTAATAGGTTAGTCCTCGTCCTCGTCGTCGTCATAGAACGGGGTTATGTCAGTCTCTGTGGTCTGTGGTATTAACCAGTCAGGGAAACTGCTTTTGTTATCCATAAGCCCTAGTGCTACTTCAACGCTGAAACCTGCTCTGCGTAATGATTGATACCACTCATGTAACGCAATGGCGTGCATGTCAAGCGCAGTAGTCTCTTTACGAGCTACAGACTTTCTGCGTGCAGGTTTCTTTTTGGCTGCCATGTTTTAATTATCCCTCGTAAGTATGACAAATAAGTCATCAACACGCTTTTCAAGTCTTGTAATTTGATCTTTCATACTTGAACCACTATTGGGTCTAAGTTCATTTAACCAGCCTTTAACTAGGAATCTAAGCCCAATCAGAAAGCCAGTAAATACAGTTGTTATTGCTGCACAAATAGCGGCAATGTCTACCGCTTGCATTACTCTTTAGGTGCGCCGATACCAAACTGAGTATCGTCAGGATTTAAGGCACGCAATAAAGGTGCAATGAAAGCGACAGCAAAAGCCTTCCATATTTCAGAAGGTGAAGCGTCAGGTTGTGTTACATAGATTGTTGCTAAACAAACAAATGCTGATCGTGCATAGCTGTTAATCATTGCTAAATGTTTGGCTTTCATATTTTGCCCCCTAATAAAGGTATATTGAAAAATGAACTGTCGGAATCGGAAGCCTTGGTAAAACTGATATGTATATGATGGTTGTGCTTGTTAATGCCTTTGTACTTGCGCCAACGCCAACCCAGTAATGGCGAAGCGATTTGACCTAAATGGATTACATAAGCGATACGCTTTGAACTTTTCCCATATTGTCTAATCTGATCTGCCAAGTCTGCTGAAATCCCTTTTTGTTCGCATAACCTAGCGTCAATGTCCAAAGCTCGTACACAGCCTGTGGCTGGGTCGGGATTATGGTCTGACTTTCTAGCTGCATGTCGTACATCACCAAGCCACCCGTCAGATGAACGCAAGCGTGAGATGAAAGAATCGTCAACCTGCTCTCTGAACTGTGCTGCTGACTTAGATAACCAAGGTTTCATTAGGCTAGTAGTAAAGCAGCTTCCTCAGCTGTGATACCTAACTTGGCTAATAGTTCAGCCTTCGCTTCAGCCTTGGCAGCAGCTTCAGCGTCAGCCTTAGCCTTGTCTGCCTCAGCCTTTGCTCGGTCTGCTTCTAACTGCGCTACTTCTTCATCAGTTAGTTCAACCTCAATCTGCTCTTTTGTTTCGCAGTTGATGATTAGTTTAGTTGGGTTTGGCATGGCTCTCCTTTATGAGTTTTTAATTCCGTATAGATAAAATGATGAACCTGAAACGAAATTGGTTGCATAATATGGTGTTAAAACGATTGAAGTAATTGCAGCAGTATTAGACCAAAGAATTGCAGACATCCACATGTCCGCTCTAGTTCCGTTGTTTTCGCCTAATCCGTCTGTGCTGATAGATTTGTAATTACTGCTTGTATAATTTGGAATATAAATCTCAGTATTGCTGAAAGTGTTGGCTGTCCATGCTGAAGGTTGTGAACCAATAAAATCATTACCGCCTGAACTTGCAGATGAACCATCACCTGTTAGGTATTTACCTGAAGTTGAAGTGTCATTGTTAGGTTTAATGCGGACAACCTGACCACCACCGCCAGCAGATAAATCTGATTGAGCAGAAAACTTAATCAATAAATCTGTATAAGTGTTAGGGATTGCGCTAAAAGTAATTGATGTTTGACTACTTCCGAGCGTTGTCTTATCAATAAGCGTGTATGTCGTAGCCATTATGCCGCCTTAATTCCGTAAAGAGTGAAGGTTGAGCCTGTTGCATAAGTGTTTGAATAGGCTGAAAGAGTAATTGAGTTAATGGCTGAGGTTGAACGCCATAAACCTACTATTGCACCTGTTCGGTCATACTTATTAGATCGGGTTATTACTGTTTTGTAAGTTGTAGTATTGGCGTAATTCATAAAATTAAAGATTGATACCGCAGTTCCGTCTGATGAACTGTTTGTCGCTTCCATCATACCCATTGCAGTTGCGTTAGTTTGACGGCTTGAACCAGCACTTGAACCATCACCGACAACTTCAGTAATTGAATAATTTGAACCATTATCCCCATTAACTGTTAATTGACGATAAATTGTTGAAGTGCCTTTAATTGCAGCCACTAAAACTAAGTCTGTGTAGGTGCTTGGGATTGAACTAAAAGTAATGCTTGATTGTCCTGACCCTAGTGTATTGGTCGCTATCGGTTCATAAGTCGCTGCCATGTTAATCCTTTATTCCGTATAGGGCGAAATGAGAGTATTGCGTAAAGTTAGAACCAACTAATGGTGATAAGTCAATAGAGGTTAGGGCTGCGGTGTTTTGCCATAACCCTGACCAAAATGCAATGTAGCCCGGCTGACCTGCAACCGTACCGTTTACATCTTCGCCGCCTAATGCTCTTAATGTTTTATATTTTGATGTTGAGTTAATATCTAAAATATCAATAATTACCACACCAAATATGTTAGAGGCAGCAGTTGATGAGATAGTAGGTGAAAGCATTTCAGTAACGCTTGAACTTGCGTCTGTGTACGCACTTGATCCGCTACCTGCTAACGCATGACGAGCGTAGTTTGAACCACCATCACCATTAAATCTAATTTTAATGTTATCAATTGAATATGTAGGACGGTCAGTTTGTGCGATCATACGCAATTGTAAATGTTTGTAACCTGACCATGAACCGCCGCTGGTAAAAGTAACAGTACCAACGCTGCCAGTTAATGCGCTAGTAGCGATACTTTCATAAGATGAAGTTACAGGTGGTACACCTGTTCCATAGAGTCCAGCAGCAATGTTGCCAATCATTAGGCTATTGCGCCTGTGATAACCCAAGTGTTAGCGGCAGTACGAACTGCAACGCATGACTTGTATTGTGCCAAGGTTGGTGCTGTTGGTGCTGCACCTGCTGAAGCAATGGTTACACCTGAACCAGCAGCAAAGGTTAATAGCCCTGCGCCTGTGTTTAGGAAAGTAATCGCTGAACCAACTGCTGCAGCTGTAAGAGTTGAGTCAGGTGCAATGGTTACAGTCTTAGTAGACGCATTAGTTGTGATAACCAAAGCCTGATATAGGTCAGCGTTTGCTACTGTGTAAGTAGAACCTGATTGTGAATTTGCTGTAAACGACACCAACCCGTTGAACATTGCAGCGGATAAAACGTCGCCAGCGGAAGCCGGAAAGCCAGTTGCCATAGTTTATTACTCCTTAGTAGCTAAGTATATCATCTGAAAGCACGCCGTACGTGGCATTGCCAATTATAAATCCGTCCGTAAGTGGTTCAAGTGTGGTTACGTTACAGAACATGCGATTTGGCGTTATATCCCATGCCAAGCCTTGCACCTGTAAATTCTTAGTAATAGTTGAACCATTTGGTTGAATATTGGATATGTTTACATTGTCAAAATAATCCAAAGCCAAAACAGTACCAGTTGGTACAGAACTGTCTAAAAGGTCAAGGGTCATTTGATCAATTCTTATTGTGGTTGTCGCTCTGGTAGCGACATAGATTTTAGCAATGTTCATAGCTTCAGCGTCGGTATCTACGACCAAGTCTGAGTAAGTAATGGAGTGAGGAAAATAAGTTGCAATACTTGTGAGGTCAACATTGGTCTGAGTTGTGCCACCAATACGAGTTACATTTGCTTGATTAACTATGAGCTTGTCGTCAAAGGCAAAAACCAAGTTTTTGTAAGGTATGCCACCTGTTTGATTAAACTGTATTGGCGTGCCAGCGGCTGAGGCAATTGTGTTGTATCTATTCTTAAAGATTGCGTTGCCTTCTGGACTAATATAAAAAGCACCCTGCTCTGAAACCTCGACGTTCTGAATAGCAGCTAAAGATGTGCGTGATGTTGCCGGATCTGCCTGAGTCAGGGAATTACCAGTTTGAACTGAACGCATGCCGTTAGGAAACTCAACAGTATCCAGAATCTTATTGATTCTTGTGCCGGTGTCTTGTCCTGCTGCAGATCCAGTAACAGTTGTAATAGCTGCAAGGTTAAACAATCGGAAAGCGTCAGCTGCGCTAATATCTACATAGCTTACATTTTCAGCTGGGTCATAGGAGTAGGCGTAATCTGTTGTATAACCACTAAATAAATAATAGGTAGTTCCCGCATATACAGCTGAGATACGTAACTTTCTTAAAGGCGTTAATTTGCCATAGTAAGGAGACGTAACCGACTGTGGGTTAAAGTTACCCTCAGGGTCGTAAATCCTGACTGTGGCTGTTCCTGCTTCATAAGTATCTCTGGTTATGTTTCTACCACGTCTAATGCTTATCTGTCTCGTCTGGTCAGTTAGATCAACCACTAAAGCAGGTGTGGTTGAATCAGATAGAACACCAACGCCAAGAACGCCGTTTACTGGATCTGAAATTGTAAATGGATTGCCAAAAACTGCTCCAGATGAAAAGTTTAACGATACATTGATTTGAGCAGGTAAAGCCATTAGTCGCCTCTGGTAGCTCTGTTTGACATGCTAAATGAACCAGAAGCGGATGAATCCAATAGTTGCATACGGATAGTGTCAGCAAGGTCTTTATTGCTTACCACGTTGCCTTGGACTGTTACGTTTACAGTTGTAGCTCTTTCGCCTGCTCTGTACGCTCCATAGCCTGCTAATGAGGTTTGTGGGTTAACTCCCATTGTCGGAATATTAACTGGGGCTGGAGCTGTGTAGCTTGCTGTACTGCCACTAGATACCGGCACTGAAGGTGCAGGCGTGCTTGGATTTGTAGGATTAACAGATGATTGAGCAACCTTTAATTTATTCAATTCATTAATGGCGTCTTGAATCCATTTAGGAAAATCAGCAAATGGGTTTAAAGCCGGTGGTAGGTTGGCAATCGCTTTGGCAAGATCAGTTGTTTTAACTTGAGATATGGCTAATTGATTGCTTAAACGATCTGCTTCAGCTGCATTGTCAGTTAATAAG